TTCTTCGTCCGTCAACGCGCGCACGCTAATGCTGCCGTCATAACCTTCTGAGATTTCGCAACCCGGCCCGATTCCGACAATTCCGCAGTTTGCGTATACGCGCTTGCCGCCGTCGAAAACAAGATAATCGCCTTCGACTTTCACGCCGCTTTCCTTTGCCACCATCGCCGCTTCTTGAGGAACGGCTTGCCGCGCCACGAAATGCGGTCGCCGACCGGGATGACCGGCTGGGTAACGAAATCTTCGGGCCGCGGCCCTCTCGCCGCATGCGCGGCAATCCCGACCAGTCCTCTGGTATAAAGCTCGCATCCTCCAAGCCGCTGACCGATTAGAGCGTCATTCATGGCCCGCAGGGCGGCGGCATGCCGTTCTGCGTAGAGCCAAGCATTGCCGCTCGGACACTGCTGCTGCGCGTTCATAGCCTGCTGCGCGTACATATTCTGATTGCCTAATGGGTCAAACGCGCCACCCAAACCCTGCATCATTTGGATATTTCCGCCGAGTGCTTCATACAGTTCATCTTTCATCACGCCGCCATCCCGGCTTCCGCCATTTGATTATCCTGACCCTTACCAAACATCCGCAGCAACTCCATCGACTCGCCGCTGCCGTCGCTCTCGCTGGTCCGCGTGTACTGGCCGTTGGGCTTGTTCATGCCCTCCATCGGGGTCTGGCCCTGCTTGGGACCGAGCAACTGCATGAGCCGCTGCGGGTCCTGGTTGAGGATCAGCACGTCGTACAGTTCCGGCAGGTCGCGGTATTGGGCGATTGTCCTGACCACCGCCTCCATGTCGATACTGATGCCCTGCGCCATCATCATCGGCATGTACCCGCCCAGCACCTGCAAACTGCCGAGCAAATCGGCCAACCGTCCGTCCGGCGTCCTGGCCCGGTAGCTGTACGGCTCCACGTCGATCTGGAACCGCATCTGCGCGATCTGGCTGCGCTTTTCCGGCGACCACGCCACCGGATAGCTGACTCCGGTCTGACCGATCTTCTTCCACAGCGTATCGTTGGTCTTGGGGTCGCGCACGTTGAACCAGTAGGCGTCGTTGACCGCACCCTTCACGAACTGGTACACGACTTCGCCCATGTCCTTCATGTTGGCGTTGCTGGCCTCGCTGAGCATCCGCTCCTGACCGAGCGTGGGGGCCTGACTGCCGAGTCCCAGCAGTTGATCCAAATTCCCGACCGCGTAGCTGAACAGCTTGCGGGTCAACTCCGCCATCGAAACGGTATCGGGGGCGGCCCCGCCAACGTGCGCCCAGCGCAACGCCCCGTGCTCCTGAAGGATGCTCTGCAAATCCAGAGCATCCACCATGTCCTTGGCTTCGTCTTTGCTGGCCGAGTTGTAGAGCAGTACGCCCTTGGCGGCCTGCTGCTGCCGCATCGCGCGGGCCAGCAGGATGTTGGTCGCCCGGTGGAGCCGATACACGTCCTGCATGGGCGCTTTCGGGAACGGATGACCGGGCGGACAGGTGTAGTGCAGGAACCGAATCGGACCGTGCTCCGGTCCGTTCCACGCCATGTCCATCAGCTTCAAGTCTTTTTGCCTGCTCGGCCACGCATAGAGCACTTGTCGGCGGCGATCTAAAACCCGGTACAGTTCCACGTAGTCGTACAGTTGCCGCGAAATCGGCGAGCTGCCGATCCGCTGAAAGTTGCTCACCCGATCGTCGGGTCGGAAGTCGCCCCGCGTCGTCTGAACCTGTTCGCGGGTTTTCGGGTCAAACAACGGATGCTGCCGCACATCCACGATAGGCAGATAAATCCGCCGTCCGATATAATCCGAGTCTTGAATCCGGTTGCAGTCCGGGTCCCAGATCAAGTCCGGAAACGGAACCGACTCCAGGCACAACTTCTGCCGCATCCCGGTGGGCGTGCCGACGTAATCGGCGGTCATATCCAACGCCCCGATACTGTACAGCGACTGGTCCACCACCTCCCCGATCGTGCGCCCGAACTCCGACTCGATAATCGTCTGGTTGAGGGCGATCACGGCGTCTTCGGAGAAGCTCTTCCATTGCGGCACCTGGGTGTTGGCCATGGCGCGGGGGTCGCGCATGAACAGTCCGCGGCTCATCGCCCGGTGCGTCATGCCCATCAGGTTGATCGGGGTATCGGGGGCGGGGGAAACGAAGCGCGGGTAATACTGGCCCATCGAGGCATCGACGAGTAGTTGATTGAGTTCCCGGTATGGAGTACAGCGTTCGACGCTCCACTCCACACACTCTGCCAAGCGTTCAAAGTGTGGGTCTCGCTCAGGCATCGTGCTCCAATTCATGCACCGTTCCGAGCCGTCCGGTCTCAGCGTAGTGCGCGCCCATCATAAACCCCTTGCGGATAAATGCTTTCTCTTCGTCGTTCAACTCTCGACCGATCCAGCCGCCGATTACATCGGTTGCGGACAGCATGGCGCGGTGTTGCTCGCGGACTTTGTTCACGTGCAGGGTTTCAGATTCAGTCAACATGTCCTTCAATCATGCGGGTCTTTAGCGGGTTGTCAACTCGCTTCGCTCATTGGCTGTCAAATCAACTGCGCCTCGCGCTCCTTTTTCCGTTGCAACTGCCGGGCGTGCAGAATGCTCCCGTAGGGCGGCAGATCAACGTCACGCTCCGGGCCGCCCTTGCGCTTCGCCAGCTCCATGCACGCCAACACCGTGGCCGTGGTGCGGTCACCGTGGTTCTCCCTGGCCCCGCTGGGGTCGTCCTTGGTCTGGCTGGCCGCGTGAATGGGCGCGCCGCCCGTCGGATTGTGGTTGTAGTGCCGCATTTCCTCCATCGTATCGACCGAACGCTCCAGATACGTCCCTTCCCACAGCATTTTCTCATGGGAACCCCACGGCTTGAGGTTCTCGACCGCGTTTTTCGGCCTGATATACCCAGGTTTGACCCCTTTTTCGTGGCTCACCCGGTAGTACATGTTGTCGCGGATGTTGAAGTCGTCCTGCCCGGTAATGACCTCACCCATCGTTCCGCCCGGACCGGCGGCGTCCCAGTTCATGTAGGCGTGCTGCTCCTTGCCGCAGAAAAACCGCGCCGCCGCGATGAACTCGATCGCCAATTTGTGCGGCGCGACCCCGTGGGTGGCGAATTCCGCCACCTTGCACCTGTGTAGCTCGCTCAGCACCACGAACGCCGAATTACTGGCACCCCGACCGCTCGAATCCGTACTGCCCGCCGCCACGTCGGCTGCGATGATGTACCGATCGTTACGGGGCGGACGACCCTCGGAATCAAATCCCGTCCACAACAGCCACCGTCCGTCCGGTTTGGGTAGAAAACTCGTCACCCAAGGGCCGTCGTCGGGGCTGACGCGAATGTCCAGATCGCCACGCTGCACCGGATCGCGGATCGTAGCCGGTTGATCTTCACCCAGCCCCTGCAGCATCAACTGGTACAGATCGGCCTTGTAGTAAGCCCCGCCGCTCTGCGACTCGTCGGCCCAAATCTCATCGTTGGCCAGCTTGGCGTCGTACCCGATCCGGGCCATCGCCTTCGCCAGCCACGGACTCCACCGAGCCTTATCGCCCTTTTCCTTGTCGTGCACCATGCCGTCCGCATGGACCGGGTGCATCCACCATTCCAAGCGAATCTGCCGGATTGGAGCGCGGCCCAGCATCGCAAATGCGGTCATCGGACCGTCCGGACTGCTGAACCAAAAGTGCGAATCGCTCGACTGACTGCACGATCCGATGATCTTGTAGCCGTACTCCGTGTGGGCGTGCTCGTCGAACCCGATGCCGTAGTAGCGGCCGCCGCGCCCGAACCGTAAATTCGCCGACTCGCCCTTGAACAGCGAACCGTTCTGCGGGTTCGCCAGCTTCATGTCGGTCCGAAACGGCCTCTGCCGCGGCTCATACCCGCTCGGCAGCAGCCAACTCGGCTGATGAAGATGAATGAAGTCCAACTTCCCAAACAGCGTGGACCACTCCCCGGCCTTATTGGCCGCGCCGCGATCGTCCGTGGTGCCGTCCACCTCGTCTTCCTTGCGGCTGCCAAGCAAAAACTGCCGATTGGGCTGAAAATGCCAGGCGTGCTCGTACAGACACAGGATCAGCCACGTCACCCCCATGTCGCGGGGCTTAATGATCCGGCAGTCCTCCTGACCATCATGCAAACACTTCCACAGAACCGTGAAAACCTCGAATTGATAGTCATACGGAATGAACGACACCGGCCGGGGGTCTTCCTTGGCCTGGAAGATCGACACGAACGTCATCAGGTAGTAGAGGAAATCCTCCCGGCACCGTTGTTTGATCGCGTTGCGCTCGTACGCCGAGGAAGTCTGCCAGACCTTGAGCCGGTAACGGGCGTTGGCGACCGGATCA